GGTCAGTTTTACGGAACTTATCAGCAATGGAAAGAAGCAAGACGAGCCGGAAAGATTAAGTAGTTTCTACCTAACAACTGAAAGGAAACAAAATGTCAAACAATCTGTTGACAATTAGCAAGATCACCAACGAGGCCCTTATGGTTCTCGAAAACGAACTCACCTTCACCTCCGAAGTAAACCGCGACTATGACGATCAGTTTGCCGTCAGCGGCGCGAAAATTGGTAATACTGTGAATGTCCGCCGTCCTGGCCGTTTTATCGGAACGACTGGCCCTGCGCTTAATGTTGAGGACTTCAACGAGACTTCTGTCCCCGTTACCCTTGACACGCAGTTCCATGTGGACACGCAGTTCACGACTCAGGACTTGGTTCTTACGTTGGATATGTTCTCCGACCGAATCCTCAAGCCTGCCGTTGCTGCTATCGCCAACAAGATGGATCGTGATGGCCTTGTGACCGCTAAGAACAAGACCGCCAACATCGTTGGAACCGCTGGAACGCCTCCCACGGGCCTTATCACCTACCTGACGGCTGGTGCATATCTGGACTCCGAAGGCGCACCGCGTGATGGCCGCCGCTCCTGTATCGTTGAGCCTTTCACCTCGGCAACCATCGTTGACTCCCTCAAGGGTCTCTTCATGCCTTCCGACAAAATCTCGGCTCAATACGAGAAGGGTCTGATGGGTGTTGACTCTGCTGGTATGTCTTGGAAGATGGATCAGAATGTGGTCTCGCACACCTTTGGTTCCTACTCAACCTCTGTTCTGACCACCAACACGGCTACCTTCACGGGTTCCCTGTCAACGGGCTGGGCTTCAACCTCGACCATTACGATCGCTGCCGCTACCGCCAACGCTAACCTCAAGCAAGGCGATGTGATCCAGATTGCCAATGTGTTCGCAGTCAACCCCCAGAACCGCCAGGCTTACGGCTCCAACAAGCTGCGTAACTTTGTCGTGACCGCTGATGTAACGATCACCTCTGGCTCTTCTGCCTCTGTTACTGTTTCCCCCGCTATTATCACGGGCGGTCAGTTCCAGAATGTGACTGTTGCTGCAACCGCTTCTAGCGCAGCCGTTACTCCTTTCAACAACACGGGAACTGTATCTCCTCAGAACATCGTCATGCACCGCAACGCATTTACTCTTGCGACTGCTGACCTTGAGCTGCCGGAGGGTGTCCACTTTGCTGGACGCGCAAGCGACAAGGAACTGGGTCTGTCGATTCGTGTGGTTCGTCAATACACGATCAACAACGACTCCATCCCCACGCGCTTGGATGTTCTGTATGGCTGGGCTCCCCTTTACCCTGAACTCGCTTGCCGCGTGGCAGCTTAACTCTGAAAGGAAACGAAAATGGCAAATCCAGGCCCCGCTTCTACCACCACCGCTCACTATCTTTATGACGGCGATTCGACCGATGGCATCCTGCTCGGCGGTTCGGCATCTAAACTAGTGGGCTTTCACGGCGCAACCCCCGTGGCTCAGGCATCTGCGATCACCACAATTACCAACTCCGCTACCGGAACGGAAATTGCGACTGCCGTAAATGCTCTGATTACTGTGCTGAAAAACAAAGGGTTTACCGCCTAAATGAAGTAAGCATAGGGAAGGCCGCCCTCACAAGGGGCGGCTTTTTTCTTTATAATTGCTAAAACGAAAGGACTATCATGGTTAATCTTTCTGCCATTCGTAACCAGAGCCGCACCTTCAGGCTTGACCTTACGACATCTGCCTCCGCTGCCCTACAAATCACTTCTGGCAGCAACGACCAAGCGAATTATGTCCAACTGCTAAACCTTGGAACTGGAACCGCTGCGGTTGAGTTTTCTAACTCGTCAACTGTTGCTGACCCCGTGATCGCTTCCTCTGGTGGGTCGGGAAGTTATACCCTTCCCCCCGCGATGAACTATCCGATTGTGATTGCGTGTCCCGCAGAGCCTTTTTATATCAAGGGCATCTCTTCAGGAACGAATACTCTCTACATCACCGCAGTCCAAGCTGACTAGGGGGCTTCATGTCCAACGATACCGCGAAGACGATAACGACTAACATCGTCCCAGTTCAGGGAATATTCCAACCAGAGCCAACCTTTGCGCCCATCGCGCTGATTGGCCCTGCTGGAACGCAGTTTTATGCACCCACAAACCCCCTGCAATCTGGTCTAACAATCACAAATAGCACGATTGATAGCTCGGTAATCGGTGGAACAACCCCTGCTGCCGGAAATTTCACAACCGCTACCGCTACGACCCAACCCGTAGGTGCAAACGATCTCACCACAAAACTGTATGTAGATGCTCTTGCGGCTGGAATTTCGTGGAAACAACCCGTTTTAGCCGCAACGATGGCAAATATTACGCTCTCAGGAGCGCAAACGATTGACACAGTAGCGGTTGTCGCTGGTGATCGAGTGCTGGTCAAAAACCAGTCCAACGCGGCTGAAAACGGCATTTATATCGTTGCTTCTGGTGCGTGGTCACGCTCTCAAGACGCTAATACTTGGGCAGAAGTTATTTCTGCGATGGTATTTATTGAGTCTGGCGGGCAAGCGGGTTCAGCATGGTATTGCTCCGCCCAACCTGGCGGCACAATCGGCTCCACCGCGATGAATTGGAGCAACTTTAGCGTTGCGGGAAGTTACTACGCGGGAACTGGTCTTACCCTTTCTTCCAACACCTTTAGCATTACCAACACGGGTGTCTCCGCAAACTCTTATGGTTCAGCGTCATCCGTCCCAACTTTTACAGTAAACGCGCAGGGACAACTTACTGCGGCTTCAAGCACCGCAATTGCTATTGCCGCAAACCAAATCACTAGCGGAACGATAGATACCGCCCGCATCAGCGGTTCCTATTCAGGAATTACTGGTGTTGGAACGCTTGCGAATCTGACTGTAACCAACACAATTACAGGATCAATCAGCGGAAACGCGGCAACCGCGACATCTGCAACCACGGCAGGAAGCGCAACAACGGCAACAACCGCAACCAACCTCGCTGGTGGTGCGGCAGGGTCTATTCCCTACCAAACCGCTGCGGGAGCCACGACTTTTCGAGCAGTAGGAACTGACGGACAAATTCTCACTCTATCTGGCGGCCTGCCTGTGTGGTCTAACCCCGCCACAAGCGGAACTGTGACTAGCGTGGGCGGCACAGGAAATGTGTCTGGTATTACTCTGAGTGGAACAGTAACGAGTTCAGGCAACCTTACTCTCGGTGGATCGCTTGATCTTTCTGTCCCCCCTGCGATTGGCGGGACAACTCCAAATACCATTTCTGGAACGACAGTCACCGCAACCACAAAACTGGTTAGCCCATATTTAGATGCGGTCAATTCTGCGGGCGGTGCGCTCAGAAGCTCTGGTGGAACTTCTCAACTCTCATGGGCTGCTGGTGGTGACAATCTTTCCCTGAATGTTGCAACCAACATCAACCCCGCAAACGCATCTGTCAGCATCGCACCCACAGGAACGGGACTGGTCACGATCAATCCAGCAACTGCCGGAACGATCAACAACATGAGTATTGGTCAAACCACGGCAGCTGCGGGAACCTTTACGAATATCAACATCACAGGAACCCTGTCTCTAGCGGGTTCGACTGGAACTGCGGGATATGTCCTAAAGTCTAACGGAGCATCTGCACCTACTTGGCAAGCGGACTCAAGCGGTCTGACCATCTCTGATGACACCACAACCAACGCAACGCGCTACATTACCTTTACTAGCGCAACCGCGAGCAACATCACAACCGCGAATGTCTCGTCTTCTAATTTGACATTTAATCCGAACACGGGAATTTTGACATCCATAGGCTTAACTGCCACGGGAAGCGTATCAGATGGAATTGGAAATGTTCGGTCTATCCCGCAAAACCCCCAAAGTGGGGCTTATGTATTGGCGGCCTCTGACAATGGTAAGCATATTTCAATTAGCACGGGCGGTGTCACAGTAAACGCAAGCGTATTTAGTGCTGGACAAGTGGTTTCAATTTATAACAACTCAGGATCAAACCAAACAATTACTCAGGGAGCCTCGGTCACTTTGCGGCAGGCTGGAACTGCAAATACTGGGAACAGAACTCTTGCTCAATATGGGATTGCCACCCTTCTCTGCATAACTGGTGGTGCAACACCCACTTTTGTAATTAGCGGAGCCGGTTTGAGCTAATGACAATTTCTTCAATTTTGCTTGCAAATAGACTTACGATTCCTGGTGCGCCAACTATCGGAACGGCAACCGCTGGAAACGCGCAAGCGACAGTCACTTTCACCGCCCCATCAGATAACGGGGGGCTTGCGATTACCTCTTACACGGCAACTTCTACCCCAGGCAGTTTTACTGGAACTAACTCTGCGTCTCCAATTACAGTTACAGGATTAACAAATGGCACAAGTTACACCTTCACAGTTAAAGCAACAAATCCAGTAGGAACAGGCCCCGATAGCTCATCAAGCAATAGCGTAACACCCGTTGTTCCAATAACACCGAATGTTGAGTATTTAGTAATTGCCGGAGGCGGCGGTGGCGGGGGAGATGCAGCTACTGTGGGCGGTGGAGGAGGAGGCGCGGGAGGATACAGAACGGGAACCCTGTCAGTAAGTGCTGGAACCCCATATACAGTTACTGTGGGTGGAGGCGGGAACGGCGGCCCTGGGTTTAATACTGGAAACGGATCAAACGGAAACCCGTCTGTATTCGCGTCTATTACTTCTACGGGTGGTGGAGGCGGCAGCGGAAACCGAGGCGGTGGCCTTACTGGTGGCTCTGGCGGTGGAGGTTCTTTTACTGGAGGAGCCGGAAGCGGCACAGCCGGACAGGGTAATAACGGTGGAAATGGCGGTTTCTATGGTGGATCCAGAGGCGGCGGTGGAGGAGGCGGTGCAGGCGCGGCCGGATCAAACGGAACTCAAACACTTGGAGGAGCTGGAGGAAACGGGTCTAATGCTCAATCTGCATGGGCTTCCGCAACATCTTCAGGTGTGGGGGGATATTATGCTGGCGGTGGAGGCGGTGGAGTGTGGGGAACCGATCCAACAGGAACTGGAGGCTTAGGCGGCGGTGGAAATGGAAACACAAGCGGCACGAATGACCCAGGAAATCCAGGAACGGCTTACTCTGGCGGTGGTGGAGGAGGGGGCGGGGGCGCAGGGGGAAGCCCAGTTCCTGTTACGGGCGGTAACGGAGGGTCTGGCATCGTAATTATTCGTTATTCTGACACTTACAACGCGCCATCTTCTACAACTGGATCACCAACCGCTTATGTGACTGGTGGTTACAGATATTACAAGTGGATTGGCGATGGATCAGTCACATTCTAAAGATATGAAAACAAAAAACATTACAACCGCAAACGGAAAACAAATTTCTGTGTATGAAGATGTTTTTTCTTACCAAGAAAGATCAAATCATTTCAAATTTGTGTTTGAATCATTGTTTCGAGTAGATGGTTCCGATAGCAATGTTGGGCTTTTGAAAGACTACCAAATTTATTCAAATTATAGTCCCCAAGATATTGACAACATGGGTTTTCTCCAAAACCAAAACATTCAACAAATTTGGAAAAATCACAACTTGAATGGCAGAACCCTAAAAAAGGGGCGAGTCAATGTATCTCATCTTGGAGAAAAAAATAGAATCCATACTGATGGATTTGGTGTTACAGTTTTGTATTATGTAAATTTGGAGTGGAACAATGATTGGTCTGGCCACACAATGTTTTTATCAGATGATTTAGACGAGTGTGAGTATTTTTCTCTGTATAAACCAGGAAAAATAGTCGTGTTTGATGGTGACATTCCTCATTGCATCTTGTCCCCAACCATTTTGTCCCCTGTTCACCGATTTTCTTTTGCCCTGCAATACGAAAACTTTTAGAAAATTCTCATGGCTCACTTTGCAAAATTAGACGAGAACAATGTCGTTGTTCATGTAAGTGTTGTAAACAACATTGAACTAAACAATCTTGAGTTTCCCGAAAGCGAACCTTTGGGAATTTTATTTTTGCAATCAATTTATGGTCAAAATACATCTTGGAAACAAACTTCCTACAACAAAAAATTTAGAAAAAATTACGCTGGAATTGGGTTTGTTTATGATGAAAGCAGGGACGCTTTTATTCCCCCAAAACCATTTAATTCATGGTTGTTGAATGAAGAAAAAATAGAATGGGAACCGCCAATAAATTATCCAAGTGATGGAAAAATTTATATTTGGAATGAAAACTCAATATCATGGGTTGAAGTAAAAAATGACTCAATTTAAGTGGAAAATTACAGAAACAGTAATAAAGGATGAGATTCTTAAATCTCTAAAATATTACTGCAAGGCAACCGATGGAGACTTGTCCGTAGAGACTGAGGGTTACTGGACAATGAAGACTCCGCACGAAGTCTCGCGTGAGACATCTGAGAGCCAAGTGATTCATTGGCTAGATTTAGAAACTTCCCAAGACGGCAATAACATCATAGAATCAAGACTTCAAGAGCAACTAGATAACTTGCGGAACCCTGTTTCCACACAGTTACCTTGGGCCGTCCCGACATTTAAGGTGACACTATGACCCAACCTATTGATATTGTTTCCCGCGCACTAAAAGACATCGGCGCACTTGAGGCGGGCGAAACCCCGACCCCAGAGGCGGCACAGGATGCTTTTGACCTCTTAAATGATATGCTTGACCAATGGTCAAACGAAGACATGATGACCTTCTACAAAACGGAAGTCATCTTTCCCGTAACGCAGGGGCAGACTCAATACACGATAGGCCCTGGCGGTCAGATCGGTGCGACCTTTGTGGGCAGCATTTCTGGAACGACCCTCACAGTTACTTCCATCACCTCTGGGGCAATTGCTCTCAATCAAACGATTTCGGGAACTGGGGTTACACCAGGGACGACAATCACCGCCTTTAATTCTGGCGCGGGTGGAAATGTAAACGAAGCTGGAACCTACACAGTAAGCGTTGCCCAGACTGTTGGCTCCACAACAATTTCTGCGTATTACCAGAGACCATTAAGTATTAACTCTGCATTTGTTCGGGTTAATACATACTCCAACCAAAACCCCATCACAAACGGAGGATTAGATTACCCCGTTTCGGTTCTCAATTTAGAAGAATATGAAATGATTGGTCTCAAAACGCTAAACGGCCCATGGCCCAAAGCGGTTTATTACCAGCCATCCGAGTCTCTTGGAAACATCTTTGTTTGGCCAAATCCCGCGCAGGGAGAATTGCACCTTTTTTGTAATACGCTGCTTACAAGATTTAACACTCTCTATGACAACATCACTCTCCCACAGGGCTACAACATGGCTATGCGCTGGTGTCTCGCGGAGCGGATGATGCCCATGTATGGAAAGGCCAACGCGCAACAGATCGCCATGATTAACGCTTTTGCGGCTCACTCCAAGGCAACGATCAAGCGCACAAACATGAAACCAATCCAAGCGTCCAGATACGCGGATGCGCTTATTGTTGGAAAACGAGCCGATGCTGGATGGATTCTGAGCGGAGGCTTTAGGTAATGCCTGACTTTGGATTCGTGGGGCAATCCTACGAAGCCCCATCCATCTATCAGGATGCACAGGAGTGCATAAACTTCTTTGGGGAGATTGACCCAAACAAGCAACCTGG